AGTATAAAATTAGCGCGATCACAACTGAACATATCGCTGAAGCTGGCTGTGAAGCTGAAGTTAACGGCGCTTCATTCCGCGCGTATTCAACTAATGCACCGATTTCAGCCGATCCGTCTAAAAGAATAATGGTTGGTGTATCCGCCATCGCGCAAACCAACACGGGCGCTGGAACTACGCCGTGGGATGTGTTCGGCGCCAACATCATCGCAGCACAGACTTCTGGAAATGCGCCAACAAACGTCGTTGGAATTGAAGTCGATGTCATTAATTTCTCCTCGTCTGCTGGGCTTCGCCCCGGTCAGGTCGGTGCCAGCAATTATACAGCTTATTGGGCGCAATCTGATGCGGCATCAGGGTCGCAATCAGACACCGCATTTTATGCTTCCAACACGGCAACGTCGGCTGGCTGGCGTCAAATTCTTCAGGCAGAGGGCAAGATAAACAACTGGATGGTCTACCTCACTACATCAGTTAACGAAGTGTCCGCGCGCGGTATTCGCGTCGAAACGAAATGGCAGGCGTCCACTGGACGGTTGTTAGAATTGTGGGTCGACACAAACGAGCAAATGCGGGTAGATGGGGCTGCCGATAACCCTGTGTGGATACGGGTAGGAAGTACTCTCAAGCAAATTACACAGGACGCAGCAGACACTGCCGGGGTAGGGTTCCGCTCCCTAAGAGTGGTAAATTGAACCCGCTTCCGATTGATTTTGATTCTCTTGCGCGCGCTCTTGGTGAGCGCGACTTGGAAATCATCCAGCTTCGTCATCAGATGCGCTTGATGAACGAAAAACTTGCGGAGATTTGTGATGCTCCTCAACCGCCGGGCAACACACAAGAAAGTGTTTGATTAACATGAAAACGCCCATCCTTGGTTCCGCGTATGTCGCTAGAAGCGTCAATGCCGCCAACAACCGCATGGTTAACTTGTTTCCTGAGATCGTTCCTGAAGGCGGCAAGGAGCCAGCGTTTCTTCAGCGCGCGCCGGGGCTGACTGTTCTAGCTACCGTTGGCATTGGTCCTATCCGCGGTATGTGGACGTATGGCGGCTACGGCTATGTTGTCTCAGGCCCGACACTGTATCAGATCGACAGCAGCTGGAACGCAACCGCTAAAGGTAGTGTGGGGGGTTCGGGCCCTGTCAGCATGGCTGACAACGGAACGCAACTATTTATTGCGGCTAATCCGCAAGGCTACATCTATAACGCCAGCACCAACGTATTTCAGCAAATTGGCGACCCAGATTTCCCCGGCGCAGGCACGGTGGGTTACATCGACGGATATTTTACGTTCAATGAACCTAACAGCCAAAAAATCTGGGTTACGCAATTACTTGATGGAACCAGTATTGACCCACTGGAATTTTCCAGCGCTGAAGGCAATCCAGACAATGTTGTTGCGGTCTTTGTGGATCACCGCGAAGTCTGGGTGTTTGGCACAAACTCAACCGAAGTCTGGTATGACGCAGGGCTGCTCGACTTTCCGCTGGCGCGTATCCAAGGTGCGTTTAACGAACTGGGGTGCGCCGCGCCTTACAGCATCGCCAAAATGGACAACCAAGTCTACTGGCTAGGTAGGGACGCGCGCGGTCAAGGGATTGTTTACAAAGCTGCGGGTTACATCGGACAGCGCGTTTCGACGCACGCTATCGAATGGCAGATGCAAGAGTATGCTGACATTTCAGACGCGACAGGCTACACATATCAGCAGGATGGCCATAGCTTTTACGTTTTAAACTTCCCCAGCGCCGACACAACATGGGTGTATGATGTTGCTACTGGTGCGTGGCATGAGCGCGCATCGTTTGCTAACGGTGATTTTAACCGTCACCGCGCCAATAACCAGATGTTCTTTAATAATACCACGGTTGTTGGCGACTACGAAAACGGCAAGATTTACGAGTTTGATTTGAATGTGTACGCTGACGATGGCGAACCACAGAAATGGCTGCGGTCGTGGCGCGCGTTGCCAACAGGCGCTAACAACCTCTCGCGCACTATTCAACATTCAATGCAGCTTGACTGCGAAACTGGTGTAGGACTTGAATTGTCTCCCGGCGCAGGCGAACAAGAGTTAGTTACTGAAACGGAAGTTAACATAACCACAGAAGATGGCACTTTTCTTGTGACAATGGCGTATCCCGACACGCCGGGGTATAACCCACAAGTCATGTTGCGTTTTTCCGATGACGGCGGCCATACATGGTCTAATGAACATTGGAAGTCGATGGGGAAAATTGGCCGGTTTGGCTTCCGAACAATATGGCGTCGCCTTGGCGCAACGATGAAGATACGCGACCGCGTCTACGAAGTGTCTGGCACAGACCCTGTACGGATTTATATCATGGGCGCTGAACTGATACTTAGTGGGACAAACGCCTGATGGCATTGGCGCCGATCAACCCCACCCAGCTAACGCCGCCGCGCGTCGCTTTTATTGACGAACGGTCAGGCGCGATTAGTCGTGAATGGTACAGGTTTTTTCTGTCACTGTTGACTGCTACGCAGGCTAATCAAGAAGAAGTTACGTTAGGGCCAGACACAGCATCACTGTTAGCTACCTACGACGCCATGCTGGCAACAGCTACACAAGCGTCCGCAATTACGTCTGATGGTATGGTGGCAAGCCTAGAGAGTAGCTTAAACAATCTGCAAAATGCTTTCGGTGTTACGCCGCCTGATCTTGGCGGCACTGTCACTTCAGTTGCTGCGTCTGGTGGAACAACTGGCCTGACCTTTACAGGCTCCCCGATCACGACAAGCGGCACGCTCACACTTGGCGGCACGTTGGCTGTAGCCAATGGCGGCACGGGCCAGACTACCTATACAGACGGCCAGCTTCTGATTGGCAACACAACAGGCAACACGCTAACCAAAGCCACTCTGATTGCTGGCACAAACATCAGCATCACTAACGGTTCAGGCTCAATTACCATTTCCTCTACAGCGGGAACTGGAACGGTTACAAGCGTTTCTGTTGTTTCAGCTAATGGATTTGCAGGAACCGTTGCTACTGCCACTACAACGCCTGCAATCACTTTATCCACGTCAGTTACAGGTCTGATAAAGGGTAACGGAACCGCGCTGTCCGCAGCGGTCGCGGCAACTGACTATGTTGCCCCCAGTGCGTATGCTTCTGCCAATGGCCTTACGATGTCTACCAGCCGTCTATTAGGTCGCACTACAGCCAGCACAGGCGCAGCCGAAGAGATCAGCGTAGCTGGCGGTTTGACGTTGTCTGCTGGCGTTTTGACCGGCGCATCAGGAACTGTCACTAGCGTCACAGGAACGTCCCCCGTTGTATCTAGCGGCGGTACGACACCCGCCATTAGTATGCCTGCCGCGACAACTTCGGTTAACGGCTATCTTACCAGTACCGATTGGACTACTTTTAACAATAAAGGGTCGGGAACGGTTACTAGCGTCAGCGGCACAGGTACGGTAAATGGAATTACGCTGACAGGAACGGTAACGTCTTCAGGGTCACTAACGCTTGGCGGCACACTGTCTGGTGTAAGCCTCACAACACAAGTCTCAGGCACGCTCCCTATTGCCAATGGCGGCACTAATGGAACATCTGCACCGACGGCAGGGGCTGTGCCTTATGGAACAGGAACAGCATACGCGTTTACGGCTGCTGGCACATCTGGACAAGTGCTTACATCCGCAGGGGCTGGCGTTCCTACATGGACAACACCAACCACAGGCACGGTCACCAGCGTCACTGGCACGGCCCCTGTTGTGTCTTCTGGCGGCACCACTCCGGCTATTAGTATGGCCGCAGCTACAGCTTCGGTCAATGGATACCTGACTAGCACTGATTGGACTACATTCAATAATAAGGGTTCTGGCACTGTAACCAGCGTCAGCGGTACGGGAACTGTCAACGGTATTACGCTTACAGGAACGGTAACGTCTTCGGGATCGCTTACGCTTGGGGGCACTCTATCAAACGTCAGCCTTACAACTCAAGTCACAGGTACACTGCCTGTAGCCAACGGCGGCACGGGTGCAACCACGCTCACATCCGGTTATCTGGTAAAGGGTAACGGCACATCAGCCGTCAGCGCATCTATTGTTTACGACACGGGCACAAATGTCGGGATTGGCACAACTTCACCGCAGCAACGTCTTGACGTATCTGTATCGGGGGGAAGTGCTTTCGCTGGTATTCGCTCACAAAACAGCAATAGCGGATCGGGTATCGGCGGTATTGAGTTCTCTTCCGACGCCACTTACGCAAAAGCTGCAATCGGCTTGGTTCGCGGTGCCGCCAACGGTGTAGGCACACTAGCTTTTTATAATGCCAGCAGCACAGGCGCGGCTAACTGGGCTACTACAGACGAGCGTATGCGTATAGATAGCAGCGGCAATGTCGGAATTGGTACGACTTCGCCGCAACAACGTCTTGACGTATCTGTAGCGGGCGGAAGTGCTTTCGCCGGTATTCGGTCACAGAACAGCAATAGCGGGTCAGGTATCGGCGGTATTGAGTTTTCATCTGATACCACATATTCCAAAGCTGCAATCGGTATTCTTCGGCAAAACGCTAACGGCCAAGGCTCGTTAATTTTCTATAACGCCAGCAGCGCAGGCGCGGCTAACTGGACTACCGCAGATGAGCGTATGCGTATTGACGGCAACGGTAACGTCGGAATTGGGGCTACGGCAAACGCATCCGCAATTTTGGATGTGCAGTCAACTACCAAAGGTTTTCGTCTACCCAACATGACAACCGTTGAAAAGAACGCTATATCTAGCCCTGCGGCTGGTCTTATGGTATTTGATACTACGCTTTCCAAAGCCTGCGTATATAGCGGTGCAGCTTGGCAAACAATTACTTCGCTATAAGGAATAAGATATGGCCGTATCTATCAGTAACATCATTCCCGCTAAGACAGCGGAAGCAACTCAAGTGACGCAGTACACGTCAAATGGTGTGCAAACTATCATCGACAAGTTTACGGCTACGAATTATTCGGCGTCGGCAGCAACGATCAGCGTCAACCTAATTACGGCTGCTGGCTCCGCCGGCAACGACAACTTGATTGTCAAGACCAAAACGCTCCAGCCATCAGAGACGTATACGTTTCCTGAACTGGTCGGCCATGTGCTGCCGAACAATGGTTTTATCAGCACCATCGCTGGCACGGCATCCGCCATCAACATCCGCGCGTCAGGTCGTCTGGTTAGCTAATGCTTAAAAGGTGCTTTGATGTGGATCGGATCAATGGGGTAGCTAACCACCCTGACGTCCGTCCATTCATAGGCGCAGTTAGTGTGGGTGAGTTAGATTTTACCGACGCGGTCCAGTTTGATAAGAATTGGTTTTTAATGGGTGAGCACGGCGGTTACGTGTTGGCGTGGACATCACCCAACGTATACGAAGTGCATGTAATGATATTGCCGAAAGGCCGCGGTAAGTGGGCTGCTAAGGCGCGTCAATTTACTATTGACTTTGCCGTAGAAAACGGTGCTGAGACTCTGTGGGCACGGATTGCCCCTAACGCCCCTAGCGTGTATATGTACGCGCGCAAGGGGGGTATGCAACCCACAGGTGAGATGATATATACACTTGGGTCCGCATACGACCTGTATAAGATGGAGTTACCGAAATGCCACCAGCAGTAATCGCAGCAGGGATCGGCGCCGCAAGCGCAATCGGCGGCGGGATGATCGCCTCTAGTGGCGCTAAAAAAGCAGCCAGAACGCAAGAGCGCGCCGCGCAAGACGCGACCGCAGCGCAGGAGCGCATGTTCCAGCGGCAGACGGAACTGCAAGAGCCGTTTCGCCAAGGTGGCCTGACAGCGCAGCAAGAGATTATGCAGTTGCTGGGCATCGGCGGCGACAAGACCGCCGCTGGCTACGGCAGCATGGCGAAATCCTTTGGCACAGATCAATTCCAGCAAGACCCCGGCTATGCTTTCCGTCAAGCTGAAGGCATGAAGGCGCTAGAGCGGTCGGCAGCCGCACGCGGCAATCTGCTGTCCGGCTCCACCTTGAAGGGTGTGCAGCGTTTCGGCCAAGACTTAGCCAGCCAAGAATATCAGAACGCGTTTAACCGCTATCAGGTCGAGCGGTCGGCGCGTCTTAATCCGCTGCAATCGCTGATGGGTTCAGGTCAGTCAGCCACCAACGTGCTTACAGGCGCTGCTGGACAGATGGGCCAGAACGAAGCGTCGAATATCTACAACGCTGGCGCTGCACGCGCATCTGGCTATATTGGTCAGGCTAACGCGCTTAACACCGCGCTGGGTCAAGTT